TAGCGAAGGATTAGATAACAACTATCCATTTGGAAACAGTTTACTAGAACAGATTTTTAAAGTATATAAACAAAAAGAATTGTTAGAAGATGCTATTATTATCTATCGTGTTCAACGTGCTCCTGAACGACGTGTGTTTTATATCGATGTAGGAAATATGCCTAGCCACTTAGCAATGAGTTTTGTGGAACGTGTTAAAAACGAAATAAATCAACGTCGTATTCCTAGTGTCACAGGCGGTGGAACAAATGTTGTAGACAGCGCATACAATCCATTAAGCATAGGCGAAGATTATTTTTTCCCACAAACAGCAGAAGGTAGAGGCAGTAAAGTAGATACATTAGCAGGAGGAACTAATCTTGGTGAAATAGACGATCTAAAATATTTTACTAATAAATTATTTAGAGGACTAAGAATTCCTAGCAGCTACTTACCTACCGGAGCCGATGATAGCCAAGCTAGTTATAATGATGGAAGAGTTGGCACAGCTTATATCCAAGAGCTTAGGTTCAACAAATACTGTGAACGTTTACAAAACTTATTAGAAGAAATATTTGATCAAGAATTTAAATTATATCTTCACGATAAAGGGCTTAATATAGATTCAGCTTTGTTTGAATTGCAATTAAATCCGCCATTAAATTTTGCAGCCTATAGACAGAGTGAAATGGATGGACAACGTATTAATACCTTTAACACTGTACAAGCAGTTCCTTTTATTAGTAAACGCTTTGCACTTAAGAGATTTTTAGGATTAACTGACGAAGAGATAGCTGAAAACGAGCGCCAATGGGCTGAAGAAAATGGTAAATCAGAGCCAACTCCAACAGATCCAACTGGCGAAATGCGTAGTGCAGGCATTAGTCAAGCAGGCATAGAAAGTGATCTTAATGACCTGTCTGATGAAAATGCACCACCTGAGGTAGGTGCTGCTCCAGGGGAAATAGCTCCAGCAGGTGCTGCTCCAGCTGCTCCAACGGGTGCTCCTGCGGCTCCTACGGTATAAATATTTTTATGATATTGCGTGAACTATTTTACAGAGATCAATCACAGCCAATTGGGTTTGGCGATCTCGCCTACAATCCTAGTCGTGATACAGACGTTATGAAGCGCAGTGATACTCGTAAAACTAGACTAACACTAAAACAAATTAACGAACTGCGCAAAGCCAGCGAACAACATATATTAGAGCAAGAAAAAGATTTAGAATTTATTGAATCAATGTATAAACCACCTCCTGCACCTGCGGCATAATTATTCAAAAAGGACAATATATGCGTAGTTTTGTGCTAGGTAATGGAAAAAGCCGCCTTAATTTCGACTTCAATGAAATAAAAAGATTTGGTAAAATTTATGGCTGTAATGCTCTTTATAGAGAATTTGAGCCGGATTATCTTATCGCTGTAGATCCTAAAATGATCTTTGAAATAGAATCTAAAGGTTGGCAAAAAACACATCAGGTGTGGACCAATCCAAATACAAAATATAAAAAATTTGAAGGATTTAATTATTTTAATCCTAGTCTCGGATGGAGTAGTGGACCGACCGCTTTAAATTTTGCAGCCGGTCACGGTGCTAAAGAAATTTATATTTTTGGGTTTGATTATATCGGAATGCCAGACGGGCTTGTTAATAATATCTATGCAGATACAGAAAATTATAAAAAATCACACGAGTCTGCAACTTATTATGGAAACTGGCGCAGACAAACTGAACAAACAATTAGAAACCATCCTAGCATAAAATTTTTTCGAGTTGTAGATAAAAATAATTTTTTTGATCCGGGCTTTGAATTAAAAAATTTTAAACATCTTAACATAGAAGATTTCAATCAATTAATAAAAACCTGGTAAAAATATACCATTTAGCACGGTTTATTGTAATCTTTTGTAAATAATAATGACAGCCTTGCAACCTATAGGAGATAAAACATGACTGATCGAAACAAATTCGAGCAGATGCTCGAACATCTTATTAATGATGAAAGTGACAAAGCCAAAGAGCTTTTCCATCAAATCGTAGTAGCTAAATCTCGTGAAATCTACGAAACAATTCTAGCTGAAGATTTTAATGAAGCTAAAGATGAAGACGAAGATGATGAGCAACAAGACGAGTCTAAAGATGACGACGAAGATAACGTTGATGAAGCTAAAGACGAAGATGACGACGAAGAAATGGACGAGAGTTTTGGCTTTGCAGAAGGAGAGGACGAAGAAGCTGGCGATGATGTAGGCGGTGATGCCGGCGATGACATGATTGGTGATCTTGAAGCCGATGATGATATGGGCGGTGAAGAAGATGATCTGGGTGGCGAAGGCGACCTAGAAGATCGTGTAGTTGACCTTGAAGATGCACTTGATGAATTAAAATCAGAATTTGAAGCTCTAATGTCCGGTGAAGAAGGCATGGATGATATGGGCGGTGAAGACGACATGGACATGGGCGGTGAAGACGACATGGGCATGGATATGGATTCTGAGGAAGATGATCTTAGTTTCGAAACAGACAACTTTATGCGTGAATACGTAGAGAAAGTAGGCGGCAAAGATTATACAAGTTATGGCAAAATGGGCGACAATGGTGCTAACACAAAAAGTATCGTAGCTGGTAAAAACGATATGGGTGGCACAGTTGCTAACCTTAAGGGTGGCACAGAAAGTGGTCCAGTAGAAGCCAACAAAGGACACCTAAAAGGAAGTAGTGTTTTCAAAGGAAATCCAAAAGAGGACAATATGGGAAACATTAATGTTCCAGGTGGAAATGCTGGAAAGACAGCATTTAAACATAAAGAGCCAACATATCCAAATGGCTTAGGAAAAGAGCAGGCTGACAAAAGCGCCGGTAGTTTAATGAACGGTGCTCCTAAGCGTGCCAAGTAAGGTAGAATAGATGAACTATCTTCGTGAAAACCTGAGTTTCGACCAAGCTAAAATGGTCGTTGAGTCCGACGGTACTGACAATGGAAAATCCTTGTATATGACAGGGATTTTCATTCAAGGTGACAAAAGGAATCAGAATCAGCGTGTTTATCCTGCGAAAGAAATCGCCAGGGCTGTCAAAACCCTGAACGATCAAATTGAAGGTGGATATTCAGTTCTTGGCGAAGTAGATCATCCAGATGACCTAAGAATTAACCTTGACCGCGTGTGCCATATGGTCACAAAAATGTGGATGGAAGGCGCAGACGGTTATGGAAAATTAAAAATCCTACCAACACCAATGGGCAACCTAGTGAAAACTATGTTAGAAAGCAGTGTGAAGTTAGGAGTAAGCAGTCGCGGATCCGGGAACGTTCGAGAGGACGGTTCCGGTGAAGTATCAGATTTCGAGATTATCACAATAGATGTGGTAGCTCAACCAAGTGCTCCTGGAGCGTACCCTACACCAATATACGAACACCTTATGAATACTCGTAATGGTTATCGTAGCTTGCGTATAGCGCAAGAGGTCAAAGACGATCCTAAGGCACAAAAATATCTCAAAGAGAGCCTATTATCAATAATAGGCAAGCTCCGATAAAAATAGGAGAATCACATGTTGGATGCACTAAAACAACTATTTGAGAATAATGTGATTTCTGAAGAGGTAAAAGCTGACATTGAGAAAGCTTGGGATACTCGTATTACCGAGGCCCGTACACAGCTAACTCAAGAACTACGTGAAGAATTTGCACAACGCTACGAGCATGACAAACAGGTTATGGTAGAAGCGATTGATCGTATGCTCGGCGACCAGCTGAGAGATGAGATCAAGCAATTTGTAGAAGATCGTGGTCAACTTGCTGAAGCTAAGGCAAGAGTTGTTGTTGAAGGTCGAAAGACTGCTAGACTAATGAAGGAATTCATTACAAGACAGCTTGCAGCTGAAGTTAAAGAGTTGCACGAAGATCAGGTACAGATGGCAGGCAAATTTAAAACTCTAGAAAAGTTTGTAGTAGAAGCTCTTGCACAAGAAATAGCAGAATTTCATTTAGACAAGCAGGACTTAGCAAAAACTAAGGTAAAACTTGTTCGTGAAGGACGCGAAGCACTTGCTAAAATGAAAGAACAATTTGTAAAACGTGCAGCACAATTAGTAGAATCTACAGTTGAAAAAACCCTTACAAAGGAAATTGGTCAACTGAAAGAAGACATTGAAAGTGCTCGTCGTAATGACTTCGGTCGCAAATTGTTTGAAGCATTTTCAAGCGAATATCAGAACAGTTATCTTAACGAAAAATCAGAAACATCTCGTTTGCTCAAGGTCATAGACACAAAAGAATTAGAACTTGCCACTGCTAAAAACGCTGTAGCAGAAGCACGTCTGGTTATGGAAAGCAAAGTTAAAGAAGTAAAAATTCTTAAGGAAAGTCAAGAACGTCAAGGTATTATGAATGAACTAATAGCTCCTCTTGCTCCACAGCAAAAGGCTATTATGAAGGAATTACTTGAAAGCGTACATACTACAAAACTACGTAATAGTTTTGAAAAGTACTTGCCAAGCGTAATTGCTGGCGACGCTCCCCAGAAGAAAAAACAGGCACTAGTTGAGGCAAAAGAAGTTACAGGCAATAAAGAAACCAACAGCGTAAGTAGCAGCAAAGAAGACGCAAACATTGTTGACATACGTCGTCTTGCTGGAATTTAAGTTTAAGACAATTAGGAGATAATATAATGTCAGAACTACTAACAGGCCGTTGGGCAGAGACTAAACAGGCTCTTTTAGAAGGCCTACAAGGCACTAAAAAAACAGTAATGGCAACTACACTCGAGAATACTCGTAAGTATCTCGCAGAAAGTGCTAGTGCTGGTGCCACTTCTGCCGGCAACGTTGCAACATTAAATCGCGTGATCCTTCCAGTGATTCGTCGCGTTATGCCAACCGTTATTGCTAACGAGTTAGTTGGTGTACAACCAATGACTGGACCAGTTGGTCAAATCCATACACTACGTGTACGTTATGCTGATAGCTTTAACAGTACAAGTGGTACAGACGTAACAGCTGGTGAAGAGGCACTAAGCCCATTTAAGATTGCTGAAGGCTATTCTGGCGCTGCTAACGACAAAGCTGCTGTAACTGCTGCTTTAGAAGGTGAAGCTGGTCGCAGAATGAGCATTCAAATCTTAAAGCAAACAGTTGAAGCGAAAACTCGTAAGTTAAGCGCTCGCTGGACATTTGAAGCTGCTCAAGATATGCAAGCTCAACACGGTATTGATGTTGAAGCTGAAATCATGGCTGCTCTAGCACAAGAAATTACTGCTGAAATCGATCGCGAAATTCTAGCAAGTCTTAAGACACTAGCTGGTTCACAGAACCAGATCGCTTTTGATCAGGCTGCTGTAAGCGGTACAGCTACATTCGTTGGTGACGAGCACGCTGCTCTTGCAGTTGCTATCAACCGCGTAAGTAACACAATCGCTCAGCGTACACGTCGTGGCGCTGGTAACTGGGCTGTTGTAAGTCCTACAACATTAACAATGTTGCAGAGTGCTACAACTAGTGCATTTGCTCGCACAACAGAAGGTACATTCGAAGCCCCAACAAACACCAAGTTTGCTGGTACACTTAACGGTGCAATGAAAGTTTATGTTGATACATATGCTGCCAATGACACAGTGCTTGTTGGTTACAAAGGTTCAACAGAAAGTGATGCACCTGCATTCTACTGCCCATACATTCCATTGATGAGCAGTGGTGTTGTTCTTGATCCTAGCACCTTTGAGCCAGTAGTTAGCTTTATGACACGTTATGGTTATGTTGAGCTAACAAATACTGCAAGCTCTCTAGGTAATGCTGCGGATTATCTTGGAACAGTAACAGTATCTAATCCAACATTCTTCTAATCAACAAAGAAGAAATAGTTTGATTACTAAGGGCGCCAAGTGCGCCCTTTGTTATTTCTTATAAATACATTGTCGATATGACTTATGCTTGCCAAGCATAGACCTAGAACGTCAAGGAGAAAATAAAATGGCAAATAAAATAAGCAAAAAATATTTCGGTCCTACAGGTAACGCCTCTACTCCCCACTTACCAATCAGATTTAAAACAGGTGGATCTGTTTATGAAGGTTATATTTTAAAACAAAAAGGTGCCCGTAGATTCAAATGTAGCAGTGATAACGGTGCTACCACAGCAATTTGTAGTCTTACTGATGCAGTAGTTCCAGCAAATAACGGAGATGCTAGTCTAGTAGGAGTGGCAGCAGGAGGAACTTCTGTGCCTTTAAGAAAACTAGGCGGACGTAAAGCTCATGCATTTAATGGTAATAACTATAAATGGGTATTACAAGACGATTCAACAGAGACCTTAATAGTATTAACACAAATCTAAAATGACCGTAAAAGTATTAAATGTAAGTGACGGCAACTATAAAGTAGTTGTAAAGCAATCTGGTGATATTGATTTAGATACTAGAGGTCCTACGTCTGTTGGGTTAGGTAAAGTTAACATATACGGTGACCTTTGGATCTATGGTAGCCAAACACAGGTAGAATCTACGCAGCTTTATGTTAGTGATCAAAAAATCACTATAGCAGATGGTAATAGCAATAGCACTCTACCAGGCGACGGCAACGGCGGGTTTGATATTATACGTGGAAATGGAAATGCTAGCTTTTATTTTAATGAAAACATTAATCATCGTAACAGCGCCTATGCACTAATAAATGGTTCATTTGAACTATTAATAGGCGGGAATAGAGCTGGACTTTATGTTAGTAGTATTCAAGTTGCTAATAACGATAACTTATATTTGATAAATCAAGGTACTGGTGTAGTAACTGTTCGAGGAACAAATAATTACGAAGAAAATATTTTAGACTACCCTGTCGGACATACAGCAGGCGGTCAATATGCTCCTGCTACAGGACAAATTATTTTATATAACAATGATACAGCTAAGGATGCATTAGTTAATACACAAGGTTTGGCAGACTATGTAACATCTGCATTATACTATGCAAACTTTACTCATATTACAAATGATGACACTGAAGTTAGAGTATTTGATGCTAGTAGCACTGATCCTTTAAGCCAAAACAATCCTAGCTATATTAACTTAAAAGTTGATGGGACTCAGAGGGCTAAAATTGATTCTAATAATCTTAGCATTCCTGTAAGTACCGATTTTCTTCAAATTTCTAGTAGCGGAGCAAATGCTACTATTAGCGTAACTGGAGTAGCTAATCGAAATATTGAACTTGATCC